GCTCGACGAGGTTGTGGCGTGCGGAGGGCATGGGTTTTGGGGAGATTACTTGGCGGCGTTGATGTCGGCCTGATACTGGGACTCATAGGCGACCACCTTAGCCTGGTCGTCAGACTTCCATGCGCTGCGGAATTCCACGACCATATTGTGGCTGTCGATGAGGACGGCGATGCGCTTCTTGTTGATGCATCGGGCGAAGTCTGCCGAGGTAGGGGCGTGGTCGATGCGCGTGACGCGAACCTTGCCGGAGCCGTAGTCGATGGCATACAGCTCATAGGACGCACGGGCTCCGGCCTTGGCGCGGTGCTCGATGATGATGTCCTTGGCGGTCTGGATGCGTTCGGGTTCGCTGATCTTAATGATGCCTGTTGTGCTCATGTTTGTGTGCGTTGGGTTTGGGGAGATTACTTGTCGCCCCGGATGCAGACCAGGGACGGGTGGCGGAGGGAGGCGTCGGGGGTGACGCAATGGAAGGCGACCTCGGCGGTCTGGCCGATGAAGTCGGCGCGGCGGGCGAGCAGATCACGGCGGACGGTGTCGGTCATGCCCGTGCCGACGCGGACGTAACGGCGGCCAAGGCGGACGACGATATGCCCGGCCATGTGGGCGCAACGGCCTTTGCCTTCGACGATATCCACGATGGTCGCGTCCACGGTGTCGGAGGCCTTGAGCTTGAGCCAGGCGGGGGAGCGGACGCCGGCGGCGTAAGGGGCGTCGCAGTCCTTGACCATCACTCCCTCGAAACCTTCGGCGGTGAAGCGGCGGAAGGCCTCCTCGGGGGACTGGTTGTTGACGGACGGGACGAGCAGGAGGTAGGCGGGCTTAGGCATGGCGGCATCGAAGATGTCGGCGAGCACCTTGCGGCGTTCGCGGTAGGCGCTGGTGCTCAGGCAGGGCAGGTCGAAGACCCAGAGGCGGGCGTCGAGGGCGGGGGCCTCGGAGCGGATTTCCCCGACATCGTTGAAGAACCCTTTGCCGGCGACCGCTTCGCAGTCCAGCGTCCAGATGCCGCGGAAGGAACCGAACAGGTCGAGCACCTCCTGGGCGAGATGGTCGAGGGAGCGCAGCGGATTGCCACGGCGGGAGGCGAAGGTCACGGTGCGGAGGTCGAGGTCGGCGGTGACGATCACGCGGACTCCGTCAATCTTCGGCTCCACGGCGTAGGAGGCTGGGTTAACGCCGCAGTAGACTTTGGCGAGCATCGCGGCGCCGCGGGGGGCGGCCGGCTTGCGGGGCGTGGCGGCCACGGCGAATTGCTGGTCGATGCGGGCGAACAGTTCCTGGAGGTTCATGGTCTTAGCGGGCGCGGCGGTGAACCTTAGCCTTGGGGGCTTCGGGGGCGTTGACGGCGCGGGCGAGCTCCGGGCCGAAGAAGGTCACGGCGGCGACCCAACCGAGGATGATGGTGGCGATCAGTAGTTTCATGTGGTGTGCGGTATTGCCCACACACTCTCGGGTATGACTACCCCACTCGTCAAACCTTTTTACCGAAACTTTTGACGGGGTGGTTTTAGGGGGTCAAAGCAGGGGGTAGGGTCGCCCATAGGACACCCCAATAGACCCCTCTGGCTGGCCTCATGAGGCCTTTTGACGGCGGGAGCGTAGGAAGACCGCCACCCCCACACCAAGGCACCCGACCGCCAACGCCCAACCAAGGTCTTGGACGGCCTTCAGACCCTGCGTCGCCCAGGAGAGGTTCTTCTCGAGGGCCGCGGAGTCGGACTTGATGGCGCCGTCCACGATGATCATGACCATAGCCTCGGGGGAGTTCAGTATCTGGTCGAGGACGAAGCCGGCGATGAAGGCGGATGCCAAGGCCGTGACCCCAGCGAAGGCCGTCAGCAGGGAGACCGCCAGCAGTAGGTTACCGCTTCCGCTTTGAGGTTTTTCCTTTGCCATGGGGTTTGCTCGCCTTGGCGGTGACTGCCGCGACTTCCTTTTCGCCGCGGGCTTTTACGTACTTGAGCAGATAGTCGAGGCATTCGGGGGCCGCGTAGCCTGCCGCCCCGATGACGCCCATGCGGAGGCCCGTGCTGGCGATATGGTCTTGGATGCCGTAGCCAACGAGGGCCGCGGTGATCGCGGCGGCGAGGACACGGCGGACGACCCAGCCGAAGGACACCGGCTCGGTAGAAAGCAGCAGTCGGGCGACCATGGCGAGGCCGCCAAGGATGCCGGCGACGATGCCGTCCTTTACCTGCGGAGGGATTTCCTCGGGGTTGAAGGGCGAGGCGCTCACGAGATGCGGGGCGGCTTGGCGTTGGGGGCGAGGACTACGCGGCGGTAATCCTGTGACCAGAGGAGGGCGGCGAGGTCTTTCCCTGCCCGGTCTACGTCCGCCTCGCTCATGCCAGGGAAGGTAAGGTGGACTTGCTCGTGGCAGAGGACTTCCAGCTGACGCTTGGCACCGAGGCGAGGGTCAATCTCAATCAAGTTCTCGCCGATGGTGGCCTGACCCCATGCCTTCTCCTTGCCAAGTTTGCGCCAGATGACCTTGGCGGGCTTACGCTTTGTCATCGCCTTGCGTAGATTGCGGGGGGTTAATCTCCGCATCCTTGCGGGGGTTCGCGTTGACCCTGTCGCGGGCGGCGTCCCATGCGACCCAGATGCCAAGGCCAGCCATGATGGCGACGAAGGCTCCGGCGACCCAAGGGAACCAGGGCGAGTCCACGACCAGCGGGAATGCTCCGATGGCACCGCCACAGGCGAGGAGAGGGATGCCAACCTTGGGCGATGCGAAGGCCGTAGCAAGAGCACCGATGACCGCGACTCCCACCCCAGCCAGCGTCCAGATGTTCCGGCTGGCCTCCTGTTTGACGCGGACGACCTCGGCCTGCAGCTCGACGATCCGTGCGTCCTTCAGGTCGGAGACCCGCTTGGCTTCCTTCTGGTCGGCCTCAAGGCGTTCCCATGCGCGGTTGACGGCGGTGGCGAGTTTGCGTCCAAACTCCATCTGCTTGGCGTAGTCGATGGGGTCAGCCTTGGTAGCCCGAGCCATGGCGAAGGCCACGTCCGCTTCGGGAGGCTGGGGCAGGTAGGACTGTGCGAGGCGGGACTCCGCGACGACCACCTTGGGCTTGTCGGCGTTGCGCTCGATGGCGACGAGGGCCGCACCGACGCGGTGGTCGGTCTTGTCGAGGTCTTTGCCCAGCGTGACGACGGCGGACTCCTTGGTCGGGGCTTCCGGCTGGGCGGGCAGGGGAGCGTCAGCCCCCTTGCGGAACAGACTGCACCCGGTCAAGGCGGACAGGACGGCGATGACCAGGAGCAGACGCATGGGGAATTAGCGACCCTTGAGGACGTCGAGGATGGTCTTACCCTTGGCTTCCAGCTCGTTGGCCTTGGCGGCGTGCTTGCGGAAGACGAGCGCACCGGCGACGAAGCCGACGACGAGGGAGATGAGGATGGCGGTGATCATAGGTTATTCGGAGATGAGTTCGACGCGGACGAGAGGGCCGAGGTCGGCGGGGGTCTGCGGGGTATCGAAGGTCACGGTAACGTAAGCGCTATTAGACTCCGCAGGCTCGCCGTTCCACTGAGGAAAGACGACTTTGAGGAGGGCGTAAGGGTCGGCGAGGTTGGCTCCGACCATCGAAACTTTATAGGTATGGCTCATCGTTCAGTAATAAATTGACCGCCGTAGCAGTGGAGGGCGTGCCTAACGGTAGCCGAAGCCGTCTGCTCAGCCTGTTCACGGTAACAGCCTTGGTAACTTCCGCTATTGCCCGTAGGGCCGGCATTCGAGGACGCCGCCAGGCTTCCGTTGAGGTACAGTTGCACGTTTCCGGCTCCATCAGAGTAGAGCAGATACTCGACTACCTCCAAGGTTCCGCAGGTCTTGGTCGTGTTGACGATCGTCTGGCTGGTTCCGTTGTGGACGACAAGTTGAACGACCGAAGAAGCACCTCCGACCTTCTTGATACCGAAACCACGGACGGTCATGTCACCTACATTGTTACTATTATAACCACCAAGCGAGATGCTTACGAAGCCATTGGCATCTCCGACATAAGTCGAATTAAGGTTAGCCATGAAGCGACCGCTCAACCAGATTTTCTTGGAGAAGTTAATCACTGATTCATTTGAAAGTCCGCTGATAAAAGTAACTGAACCGATAAAACCTGCGTTGAATGATGCTCGACCAAGTGCTCCTGTTGAGCTCGTATACATCTCACGGAAACCATCAAACGCCGTCGTGACGGCTCCGTTTCCTGCGACCGAAGTATTCTTGATATAATCAAACCTCTGCGAAAGTCCGTTGCTCATTGCGAACGGAATGTTGGCAGGAGTGACGATAGTAGTCGCCGAAGACTGAAGGACGGATTCCGCATTGGTTGCGGCGACAGGAACAGCCGCCGTGACGAAGGCCGTCGTCGCGATCTGCGTGGTGTTAGTCCCAGCCGTGGCGGTCGGGGCGGTCGGAACGCCAGTCAGTGCTGGGCTTGCCAGCGGAGCCCTCGAGGTATCCGTAGGGTGGACGTGGTCAGCGCGGGCGTAACGGAGCGAGGTTCCGACGGCGGCGGTTCCGTTGACAAGAGGCGTGGCGGCGGCGGCCTGACCGACGACGTAAGCGGTCGTCGCGACTTGGGTCGTGTTGGTATCGACCGCGGCGGTGGGAGCAGCCGGAGTTCCAGTAAAGGTCGGCGAAGCCAGCGGCGCGCGGGAAGTGTCCGTAGGATGGACGTGGTCCTGACGAGCGTAGAGCAGAGATGTGCCGACGGCGGCGGTGCCATCGACGACAGGGGTCGCCGTCCCAGCCTGACCGACCACGAAGGCCGTCGTGGCGAGTTGGGTCGTGTTCGTCGAGGTCGCTGCAGTCGGAGCCGTTGGAGTGCCTGTAAAAGCCGGGCTTGCGAGGTTCGCCTTAAGGTTGTCCGCAGTCGTGACGAAAGCCGTGGTTGCGAGCTGAGTCGTCGAGGTTCCAGCGGTGGCAGTCGGGGCGGTAGGAACACCCGTCAGCGCAGGGGAGGCGAGAGGAGCCGCACCCGAGACGTCACCGACGACCAGCGTGACGGCTCCGGTCTTGCCAGCGACGGAGGTGACAGGGGCGGAAGGGAGCGTGATCCATGCGTCGTCCCAATCGGTAGCGCTGGACTTAGCCAGGACTTGCCCGGTCGTGCCGCCAGCAGGGACGAGTTTCGTGGCGGGTTCGACGGCGGCAGTCCCAAGCCCGAGGTTCGTCCGAGCGGTGGCGGTGTTAGCCAGACCAGACAGATTATCCGCTTTCAGCAGGAAGCCAGAAGGGCCGGGGTAGGCGGTATTCTGGGTGGTGACGTCCGTGAGGAACGTGATACCAGTCCCAGACTGCACGGCGACGCTGTTGAGCGTTCCGCTGAAGGTCGTGGTGCTGATGCTCCCGCCGGTGATCGCGACGGACGAGGCCGACTGGGTGGCGATGCTTCCGAGGCCGAGGTTAGTCCGGGCGGTGGCGGTGTTCCCGAGGCCGGAGAGGTTGTCGGCTTTGGCGAGGTAGGCCGACATTCCCGACTGCGTCTGGTAGGTCGAGGCCGCAGTCGAGCTGAGCAGGTAGGGCGAGAGGGCCGAGGAAGTGATGAAGCCCGAAGGATTGCCC